AAGAAATGTTTAACTTTACCTTCATTCTTCTGAAATAAATATTCAAGTCCTTCTGTTAAAGAGTTAAAAATTTCTGACCTACTATCAGAATCTTCCCACTTATCNCCAGGAGGAACTCTTCTAAGTGCTAGTTTTCTTACTTCTTTCTCTGGCATTTTTATTCTCCTTCTTTAATTTTTTCTTTCCAAAAATAGCTTCCCATCTTTCTGCCCACTCCTCTGGTGAAATTCCAGTTGGTCTTGGTGAATCACCCTTACCAGCATCAGATTTTTTTGTGAACAATGACTTCTCTTTCTTCTTTGGTTTTTCTTTTTTCTTACTTTTTTTAGTATCTTCTGACATTATCCTAAATCTGGTCTAAAAAGTGGATCTTCTACTGTTTCTTCTTCTACACCAGCTCCCTCAGAGAATATTTTTGGAACTTTACCACAACTACCACAACTAAACACCTGTACAGGAACAACTGCTTCTTGACCATTAGGTGACATAATTGCAGATACTTTCTTTATAAAATATGATTGTATAAACGAATAATTTCCGCAACTTTCACATTTAACAGTTTCTGCTTTAGACAAATCAACTTGAGTGTTTGCCTGTGGAATTGGTTTTCTTGCTTTCATATTCATTTTATTCTCCTATATAATTTCATCTACTAAACCATATTTTAAACACTTTTCAGCATCCCACATCAAATCGTGTTTCAAAATTTCATCCAATTTTTTCATTGGAACTTTTGTATATTCTTTATATACTCTTTTAATCGTTTTCATCATCAAATCAAGATTCTGTTTCTCATCCTTAAACTCTGAATACTTCCCCCAAAAATTTGCAGTTAATTGATGAATTAACATATATGAGTTTCTACTTATATATCGTTTCTCACCTACTACTGAAAAAAATGTAGCAGCACTTGCACAGAACCCATCTACATAAGTATGAATAGGTACTTTAGTTCTCAATATAGTATCCATTGATGAAATACCAGAAACTATTGTGCCCCCACCTGAATTTATATATATTTTAATGGGTGGTGGATCTATATCTAAACTATTAGCAAGTGTCAAACTTCTAGATTCTATTTCACCAATTTTTTTATTAAGTTCTACTACACTAGCTCTATTAACTCCAGAATAAAAGTATATCTTATTTTCATGTACCGATATGTGCTTATCACCATTTGGATTTTGAACTACTGCTTTTGTTTTTGATTTTTCTCCCCAATACTGATTCATTTCGTCACCCCTAATATTTCTATTATCATTGCCATTGTGTTTATCTCTTTATCTGGTACAGTTGTATCCATATGTTCATACTTAGCCAAAATTAAAATAACTTCTGCTACATGACCTTTTGCGTATGAATCTATTTCATCATACAATAATCTATACAAATCTGCATAATCCTTTATTTCAGAATCNGCTAACAATTGTCTTATATTCTTAAAAGCATTCTTCTTATCCTGAGTTTTCAGAATTTTTAATAACTCAATTTTATAATCATTTCTTAATAATTCCATTTCATCAACTTTTAATTCATGGTTTACAACTTGTCTTTGTGCACTATTTATAATTCTACGAATGTCTGGATAACCTGAATTTATTAAAGTTTTAAGTGAATCCATTTCAAAATTTATTTCTTCCTCTTCAAGAATAGAATTTAATCTTTGAGCAACATCAATTTTAGATGGAGGTACAATTTGAAACGATTGACATCTACTTTGTATTGGATCTATTATCCTCTCTACAAAATTACAAGTCAATATAAATCGTGTAGTCTTACTAAATGTTTCCATCAAATTTCTTAATGCTGCTTGTGCATTTGGTGTAATATAATCACACTCATCAAGAATAACTATTTTTAAATCTTTAAATCCAAGAGTAGAAGCAAAGTTTTTAACCTTTGTTCTAACTGTATCTACATTATTCTCATCACTCGCATTTATGTATAAGCAATCACAATCTATATGTTTAACTAACAATTTTGCGAGAGTGGTCTTACCTGTTCCTGCTCTACCGTAAAATAGAAGATGTGGTAAGTCTCCACTCTCTATGTATATAGATACTTTATCTTTTAGGTGTTTATTACCTAGATAAGTATCCATAGAGACAGGACGATATTTTTCTACCCATAAAGTATTACTCTTACTCTTCATAAAATTCCTTTGTTTTAACTTCATGTTTGATAATTAATGCTTTTTTAAATTCACCTTTTGGATATGGTAACAATGGATGTTTCAATACACTCATAAATAGTTTCATTTCTTTCTTATTTCCAAGAAAATATAAATACCTATGTTTTTCAGCCTCCTGTTTCAACCAAAATGTGTGACCAATTTGATTTTCCAAATGTTTAGGATTACTACTACCATACATAGAATAAACAGTCCTACTATGAATCCACTCACCATTTTCCTCTAACTTTAAACTGAATGTTGGTGCCATCTGAATTTCTCCGCATCCTTGATATAACCAATTAGTTGCTTGATATATTCCACCTTTATGTTTCTGTTCTGGATCTGCATATGATATTAGAACCTTTATATCTGGAGCATTCTTTTTTAACCATTTGAATGATTGGGATATAACATAAGATTCAATATTTTTTCCATAACCGTCATAAATACAAAGTCTGGTTAGTTCTAAAATATTTTTAGTATCAAGTTGTAATTCCTCTTTAAAAATAGAACCTAAAACTCTTCTACCAATCGGAAATCCATACGCTATAATACCAATCAACTTCTCTTCTAATTCATCGAAAAACTTATGTGGATTATCACCCTGATAAAAAATACCTATTGGATATCTACAAGAAGATAATTTTCCACTATAATGATTTTTTTCAACAAACTTGCGAGCTATTGGTTTAGAAACAATTCTTAGCGATACTTTAGATGTATCAACATATGTTTCCATTAAATATCTTGAACAGCAACCAAATAGTAAATAACATCGTATTCATCAACTTTAAAATTTATTCTTGAAAGTCCTTCTTGNGAAACTTCTAAAGTTGCACTTTCACATTCCTTATTAGCTGATAAAACTTCTTTGAATAAATTAGCATTAAATGATACTTTATTAATATCTTCAAATGTTTCAGTTTCAACAGGAATTGTAACCCTATTAGTATTAATTGCTGAATAACCTATCACAACCTTTACATTATCATCATCAGTAATAACAGTAAATGTATCTGTATCAGGAAGCGCACCTTTACCAGAAATAAACTTAGTAATGAATTTAGTGTTAACCTTTATTTTAACCTGAAATTCAGGAAGTTGTTTTAATGCGGGTGGTTGATTTATAACTGAAAGATCTGATAACATATAATTAACCTTAGCATCAGTATCACTAACTACTAAAGAAATAGCTTTATCTCCTGATGAATTTAATTTCATTGTAATATCATCTGATAACACATCCAACAATTTTGAAAATTGTGTTGTATCATAAATTCCAAGATCTGCATCTTCAAATTTCCATTTACTAAGCGACAGTTCTCCTAACAAAGATTTATCTCCAGTAATGAATCTTGTGGATAAAGTATTATCTTTACTATTAAGTACTACACTATTTACATTACCATTTAGATTATATTTGTTGATAAAACGAGCCAGATTATTTTTGTTCATATTTCATTCTCCATTTTTAATTAATTAACATTGTATATACATATATATACATTAAAATCTATAAAATCAAAAAAACTTTTCAATTGATTGACTTTTATCAGTTGGATCTTCCCAATCCAAACTTTTATAAAATGCATCTAATTTTTTAGTTAATAATTGATTAAATATTTTATCATAATTTATATGTAATTTTATAAAGTCTATTATTTCTGGCGGATCTTCATACCCTTTATATGCCAAAGTATCAAAACCAAATGGATTTGTTTTTAAATAAACCCATCTAATTTTATCTCTATTTCTAATAATGTCGTATTTTTTATCTTTACCAAAATGTTTTAATAAATCATTATAAGCTATAGCAGATTTTACGTGAACTGGTGCTCCCTTTTTAAAAGAAGTCCTCATAGAATTATTATTACCTTTAACAGTATACTTTGTAATTCCTTTTACACCTGTTGGAATAGATACTGTATCTAAATCCATAAGTTTCATACTTTTCTTAAAATTTATAATTCTATCATCAATTTTATCTTTTGGTACATTAGATAATATATCTTCAAGTACAGCTTTTAAAAGTTTTCCCATAGCTGGTGGGAAACTACTTCTTACTATATCAATTCCCTTTACTACCATTTTATTAACTTTCATGCCATTATCATTTATAACTTTTAAACCATATCTTTTTTTAGTTATAAACAATCCACCCTTTGCTATCATCTCCTGTTTTATTTCAAACTCATGTTTATCTACATTTAAAAACTTCTTTGAAAAATAATCATATGATTTATTAAGAAATGATTGTACTTCATTTGCAATTTCCAAAATATATTGTGACATCATAACATCACTACCATCAAAATGGGGAAATCTCTTTTTTATCAATGGTAATGCTGAATAGAAAACTGAATCAGTATCAATATAAATACAATAATCTTCATTAGTACTTAATTCTTTATTATAAAAATAATTAGCTATATCTCTAGTATACTTAATCAAATATTGACTTGTAATTGTAGTAGCTTCAGCATTATCAATATCATAGAATCTAAATACAGGCAATCCCAACACACCATATAATGAATTTAATATAATCTTCTGAAGATATTGTTTACGATTAAAATACTCATATTTATCATCATCTCCAACATCGGCAAACTTTTTAGCCAACTTTCTAAATTCTTTTCTCTCATTAAACCATTTAGTTAAAAGTGTTGGTATCAATCCATATTTATCACTTCTATACAAAATACCATTTGAAGAAATAGTAGCTTTACTTTTTTCTAAATAATTTTTTAATTCTGTTTCTGTAAAAGCACCTTTTTTCTTATCATCTATTTCTATACTATATGTTTTTTTCGTACCCTTTATAAATTCTTTTACATCCCATCCAACAACCTTTCCAATTTTAGTTTCTGGAGAAATATTAAGTGTACGAATTACAGAAGGGTACATAGAAGTTAAATCTAAATCATAAACCCAATCGTGCTTTCCTCTTTGTGGTTCTTGAACATAAGCACCAACAAATTTCTCACCTTTGGAATCATATTGTTTTTTTCCTTTATTTGGTGCAACTATTTCTAATTTTTTAAGATGTGCAATTATTGCACCTTCTAAAAATCTACTGCTATAAAAAACATCCTCATATGGAACATGACCAACATGACATATTCCTCTAGCTATTTCAATAAAATCAAGTTTATCATTTAATTTTTTTACAATTCTAACATCATTAATATTATATTCTACAAACTTATCTAAGTTATATTCAAAAAGATCATTCAATGTACCATCATAACTAATTTTTTTTATCCCAACCTCAATCTCACCAATATTATCAAGACGATATGAGGATTTCTCCGACCATGTAAATTTTTTATACAGTTCAAGATAATCTAAACTAGTTACTCCAGCAATAGTATAATAGTTTCTATACTTATTCCAATGAACTTCATTTATTGGTGATAAACAATCTGCTATTTGTAATCCAAGAACTTGATGTGTTCTGTTATATAAGTATGGGATATCAAACTTGGCAGTATTCCATCCAGTTATTATAGTTGGTTTTATTTCAAGATATTTTCTAAAAAAAGTATTTAATAATTCATTCTCATTCAAACAAGAAACTACATGTACATTATCTCCAAAATTTACATCTAATATTGACTTATCATCCAACGCATAACAAAAATATTCATCAGCAACTGAATCATGTATAGCTATAGAAGTTATTTTATTTTCAGCTTTAAACACATCTGGAAATCCTTCAGTAACTTCAACCTCAATATCAATAATCATAATTCTATGATTGACTGACATATCATCGTTATCAGTATATAAATCTACCAATGTTCTCATTTCTGGAGAAATATCACTTTCAAATAAATTTGATTGGTTCTCATCCCAAGAATAAACCTTTTTTAACTTATCCCCATATAAAGATACATGACTTCCATTTGAATTCTTTACATAAGCATACTTCTTATATGGAAATGAAGAATATCCAGTAGTGTCATCCCAGAGATGTACTTTTTTACGAAAATGATCGTAGAATATGTTTTGGTAGATAGTTGTAACCCTTTATTTAATATAAATATTAAGTATCTTTCTCAGAAGTTAAAAAATCTATTTCGCAAGCATCATTATTACAAAACTTATCAACAATTGCTTCATTACCTTTTACTTGTCTGAATGATAAAAACTTTAATTTCTTAACCATTTTGTGATATTCTTTTTCTGTTATTTCTTCATATGGCATTTGTCTATATACACCAACATCTGATTTTGGTAGTAATGATATTCCTTTTAATTGATATTGAAAATAATTTAATGCATAAGCTATTTGACTACCTTCTGTTTCAGGATCAAATGTTACTGTACAACTTACTTGATTATCTGCCCAATACTTTTGCATAAATGCAGCCATTGACATTTGTTCCCACATAGATACTTCATTAACAGTTCTAACACCATCACCAACGTCAACAGGAACTTCAACTACTACTGTAGAACCTTCACTACCAAATGCAGGCTCGACAGTATAACCAGCCTTTTCTAATGGTGGTACAAGTGGTGAATATTTAGATACTCTTATTCTTCTAATATAAAATCTACTCTCTGGATAATGTAATCCTGGTGTAGCTCCAGCTAATAATGAAACTGTACCACTTGGTTTAACTGATGTTGTTTTAATACTTCTTGGAACAGCAAACCAATCAGAATACATCTTATCCCAATTTTGTATTTCATCATATCCCCTCTTTAACCAACATCTTAATTTGTTAATACCACCAGGAACTGAAATGAATTGTGCTATACCACTTACTGAACACCCAATTCTACGATTTCTTAACATAACACGATTAGTTTCAGGCCAATGTGTATTACCAAGAGTAACCGTTTTAGCATACAAATAGGCATATTTAAGAGTTTTTAAGTAATCATCTAAATCATTGTGATTTGTCGGAAAAGTTTCAACTAAGCAACACAACTCATATGACTCTAACGATTGTTCCAAACAAGGATTTCCACCAGCAACTCTATGGTCTTTCTTATCTCTACCATTTCTCATTCGTGAATAATCTCTCATATTATCTAACCAAGCAAATCCAGGTTCACCGTTGTCATTTATTCTTTTTGCTACATCTCTATAATCCATACCAAGTTCTGCGAAAATTGAGTTATTAGAAGTCCAACCGTAAGTTTCCCTTTCTGGATTTTTTTTATAATTCTTTAAATTTATATATTCATCTGATGTTGGATCTCCAAATACTATTTCAGCTGTTCTTCTTACATTGCCAGCAACAACACATTTACCAATAAGATTCATTATATCTACGATAGTAGTTACGGTTATAGGTTCACTTACATTTTTATCTAATGCTTTTCTTACAGTTTCATGAACTTCTTCTAACGGTTTATAACCACTTGAAACACCACCAAAACCTTTAATTGGTTCACCTTCANCTCTAATTTTTNTATANTCAAATTTAATAACCCCTGTTCCAAGAAAATAACTTTCTAACAATAATCTTACAGATTCTACCCAACCCTCACGAGTATCAGGTATTATATAATCTTCTCCACCTCTATCAAGATTGGGACCTTTCACAATAAACTGTTCAGCTCCTTTTGTATCAAACCCAACACCAACACCTAACATAGAAGCATCCATTAAAAATGTAAACGGTTTCGCTAAATCTTCTTTTAGATTATCAGTTGATACGAAAGCACAATTATTTAATGCTGCATATAAACCTCTTTCTTCAGTTATAAGAGTTCCCATAGCCCAAAGACCACGACCAGGAGGTAAAAATTTCATATTGAAAATTCTCTCATACATTTCTTGAGCACTTCGTTGGGCTTGCCATGCATTCCACCCAAGCTGATGTGAATCAATCCACCTTTTCTGTATTGAATATGTTCCCTCAACTACTCTTTGACAAGTTTCCCACCACATTTCATTTTTACCATCTTCTTTAAGGCGGGAATAAGTTCTCATATAAACTAATTCACCTAACCCATTAAAACCAAATGGGGCTTTCTTCCTTCTATATTTTGAAACAAAATTTTCTGATAACTTAAATTCCATAATTTATAACTCCTATCTACTTTACACAGAGATAAATATAATACTTATTCAAATCCATCTGTATTTAAATCATTATACTTATTAGATAACTGCTTTCTTAAAAATTCTGATTGGTTGTCCATTTTACCTTGAGCATCTTTTCCACTTTTAGTACTACTTTCATAAACTTCCATCATTCCTATATTAGTATTTATATTCGATGGGAATGTCATACCATCAGGACCAAATCTATTCTTTATAACATGAAATCTTCCAGTATTTGATATTTTATCCTGAACCTTACGAGATACTGATGCCACGAAATCTGCTATCATTACTTTACTATATGCTTCTGCCACTTTAGAAGCATCAATAACATCTTCTTCAAGACTACTTCTGTTTGCTTGTGATGCTGTCCAAATAGGAACTTCATATTCACCCGCCATACCTCTTAAATCTTCATATACATTTTCTAAAATAAATCTCTTTTCAGTACCAACACCTTTCAATATATCACCATAATCAACTATAACTAAATCTGGAACTATACCTTGTAATTCAATCTGTTTAATATGTGAAGATAAAGTTTGAACAGAAGCTGATTTAGTTGGAAAATATTTTATTATTAATTTTCCAGTTAACTTAGAAATTTTCTTTTTTACATCATCTTTATAAAACTTTATATTTGCAGTTGGAATACCACTAAAAATAGTATCATATCTCAATCCTACATAACTTTGATTTAACTCTAATGTATAATGTACAACAGTTAAACCTTCTTTTACTGCTGATGCTGCTATTGTTTGAAGAAACCAAGTTTTACCAATTCCAGCAGGTGCAACTATTATACCAAGTTCCCCTTTACCAAGACCACCATCCATTACATCATTTATAGAATCCCAGGAAGTTTTAATAGTATCTCTTGTACTTTTAGTTAATCGTTCTTCTATACCTTCAATATAAACATGACCCACATCTCGTTCAGAACCAGCTTTCATCGCACTATCAATAAGTTTTTTTATTTCATCATATTGTTTGCGTTCTAATAAATCAACAGATTGTACAATAGCATCTTTAAGAACTTGATTTTTACAAAATTCAATAGCCCTATCTTTAATATACTCTAAATCTGTAGAATCTTTATATCTCCAAGCTTCGCCTAAATTATTTACTACTGTTGATTTAAGAATATCATTATCAATATCATCAATTTTTACTTTTAACACTTCTAATGTAGGTAATGTTTTATATTCAAAATAATAATCACGAATTGATTTTACTAACCATTTATTTGAATCGCTATCAAAGTACTTAGGTTCTAGTATATCACAAATAACCTGAAAAAACTTTTGATCTTGTAATAAACAAGAAACTATTTTTATTTGAAAATTTGTACCAAATTGAATTAAAGTTGAATCTGACACTATAAAAAACTATTCTCCATACAAATTTTTGCTCCTTTTTTCTTTCTTTTTAGCATGATAATGTTCTCTCGCCTTTTTTCGAAGTTTTTTCTTATTTCGATCATAATGCTCCCTTTGCCACTTTAATTGAGCTTCTTTTCTTTCTTCTTCAGTATAATATTTACGCTTTCTACCCATCTGTCATATCTGCATATTTATTTAACATATTCCAATTAGTCATAAGCCAAGTATCTAAATTAGGTAATGTTCCATATAACTTATCTTCTAAAAACATACTACGAAACTTTGACTTATTCATCATTGGAATCGTTTCATGTATTTTTTTACTAATTTTTAATTTATCCGAATCTGATATATCTACATCAAATAGTTGCATCAACTTATAATTTCTTTCCAAGATTTCTTTATCTAATAAAGATTTTAATCGTTCATTATCAGTACCGTCTATAAGTTCATCAATACTTATTTTATTCTCTTTTAATATGACTGGCATTTTCTTCAATAATGTTTTTATACCAATTCCATTTATACCACCTATATTATCAGACTTATCACCTTCTATCATTCTATACATAAGAAAATTATGTGCTGGTATACCATACTCTTCAAGAAGCTTATCTTTATTATACAACTTCTTTTTAGTTGGTGACCAAACTCTAACTCTATCATCTACTAAATGTAAAAAATCCTTATCAGTACTCATTATTATAACTTCACTATCTGAAAGGACTTGTTCTGCTGTATATGCAATAACATCATCTGCTTCTGTACCTTCGAGTGTTAAAATAGTAAGTGGTAAACACTCGAAGTACTCAAGACCTCTTGCTAATTGCATAAGCATAGATTGATGTTCATCATCAGAAGAACTATACATATCTGTACGATTCAATCTAATTTTAAGTTTTCGTTTATTCTTATACTCAGGATATATCTTACGGCGGCGACTGGACCCACCTTTACCATCAAAAATTAAAATGGTTCTTGTGGGTCCTAAAGTTTTCACTGCATAACCGACTGATTTCAAAAAACCAACTATTCCACCAACATGAACACCGTCATCATTAGTAGTTGGTATAGCACTAAATGTTCTGATAAAAGTATTCAGACCATCTATAATCAGTACTTTATCATTGGGTTCTCTATCTACATCACCGCCGTGTTTTTTTATTTCCTCAAGAATAGATAAATATCTATCATTACTCATCGCCAAGCACTTCAGTAGTAATTTCTACGTCATCTATACCCTCTGGAATACTCTTATATTTTAAGATTTGATGTTCACAAATTTGTTCATAAAGATGTTCTCTAAGTTCATCATTCGTTTCCATCATATTATTAAAATCTTTAGATTGAAATTTAATATCTTCATCTTTAAAATTAATAGTATACCAAGCCCCACCGTGTTTCAACAATTTATGATCTTTAAGTACCTGAAGCCATCCACCGTAATTATCAATTCCAGAATCAAAGTACATTATGTAATCAGAATGTCTTAAAGGTGGTCCTAACCTATTTTTAATAATCTGTGCTCTACACTTCATACCAATAACACTACCATCTTTAGCTTTAAGTTGTCCCATATTTTTCAATCGTATTCTTGTAGAAGCATGAAAAGGTAATGCTTTACCACCACTTGTAGTCCAAGGGTCACCAAACATTACACCTAACTTTTGTCTTAACTGATTTGTAAACACAAGAGCAACCCGTTCTCTACCAATCATCTGAGTAATCTTTCTCATAGCTTTTGATATAATAATTGCCTTACCTGTAGACCAACCATCTTTATCAAAGTCATTATCAAGTTCTACTTTTGTAGTAGCAGCAGCTAAACTATCCACCAAAATGGTTACAAGTTTATCTTTACTACTTTCTCTAACTTTAGTAACGATATGAGAAATAGACTCAAATATATCTTCAACAGTTTCAAGGTGTAGATATAGCATATTGCCAACATCTACACCTATCGCTTCGAGAAAGTCTTTACTTACTGACGTTTCTGAATCTATATAAACAGCCAATCCACCCTTTTTCTGAGTTTCAGCTAATATATGTGCTCCAAGTAAAGATTTACCACTACTTTCAAGACCATTAATCTCTGTGATACGACCTACCGCTATTCCACCATTCGGTCTATTAGAAATAGATAAATCCAACATAGATGCTCCAGTAGATACCCATTCTGTAATATCGGAAGGTGATGTATCAGAACCATCTAAGAAATAAGCAACTTTCATTTCTTTGAAGTTCTTGTTTAGAGAATCAGATAGAACTTGAGCTAACTCGTCCTTAACTGACATATTTATCTCCTAACTATTTAGCAAATAATTCGTCAAAGGCTTGAGAAGCATCAACTGAAGTAGTAGCTACATTAGAAAGATTACTGGAAACTGAATTTCCATCCTTGCTTTCTTCTTCATCACCGTCTTCTTCTTTAGGATTTAACCAATCATTCAAAGCTTCAGTAAGTTCATCATAACTCAACTCATTGTATATGTCACGAATATCCTTCTGACTTTCCATCATTTTATCCAACTTATCTTTACTTTCAGCCATTGGAGTTTGATTTGGTTTTACACGAATAGATGTTGATGGGAATGCACGACCAGTTTCTTCAGCCGTCTTAAATTCTACAACAACATCTCTACCATTTACAGGATCACTAATATCACCATAATCAGGATCAGCTATAACACTAAGTAATTCCTGATATACAGTTTTGCCAAATCCCCAAAACTTGACACCCTCATTTTCTGCTCCACGAACAATCACAGGTGCAAAGGCTCTAAGTTTAGCTTCTATCTTACGACCAAGTTGATAATCTTCACGATTTCCACCCGTCTTTAATTTATTAGCAAATTCCTCAATTGGATCTGGACGTCCGAATGAAATCGGTGAAAGATACGACTTACTATTCAAATCATAATGAAAAAACAATTCAATAAAAGGCATTTCCTTATTAGTTGTATTAGGAACTATCCTAATTTGTGTTTTTCCTGGTTGTGGTTTCCAAAGATTGGAAGTTCTGTTATTTGAAGTTTGAAGTTGTGATAACCGTTTTTTAATTGCGCTGATATCCATTTTTTATCTCCTATTTTTTATGTATTTATTATTTTTTATTTGTCAAAGGTAGCAACCTTATGACCTACACTTATATATATCAAGTAATTTTGAAAACAACCAATTTATTTTTATAAAAAAAAAATAGGGAATTTTAACATTCCCTATCTTAATTATTGAAAATTTGGGGGGTGTGAGTAAACCATTTTCACATTAAATCACTTTGATTTTTCTACTTCATACCTTGTTTTTGAAAGTTACTACAATTCTCCTCAATGCTATTAACATCGTTAGAGCGAATACAACTTCTAAACAATCGCCTTAATCCTCAAAGTAAGATTTCTTCGGCCAGTTTTTCAGGGAGATTTCCTTTCGGGTACTCCCAATGAAGTGAAGAAGTAGGTTATCTTCTACGAATTTTTGACTTAAACTCCCTCTTAGATTGTCATCCAGTATTACCAACATTNAGGTGAATACTCTCCACGACAGAGAATCAGGATACTTTACAGCCCCTCAACGAAGCTGTTATTCAGTCAACCCCGTATCAAGATGATCAATCTCGATACTGTCCAATTTTCAAATTTTCAAAGAACTTTATATATTTATATATATTAAGTTTTTTTTCAAAACACCATTTTTTTTTATTTTTTTTCTTTTATGTTCTTTTTATCAACATACCATATTCTACCCATAGTATCTTTAACTCTATAGTTACCGTTTTCAGAACGCTCAACTAGTACTATATCATCTTCATATAAAGTACCATTTATAGTTGATACAGTTTTAATAACTTTTGCTTTCTTACCTATCATGCCTTTCTCCTTTTTGGTCCACCCTGACCTCTATATCTTTTGACATAATGTTTTTTAGAACCTTTAGTACCCCACTTAGTTCCACGCCCAGCACCTTGTCTAGTTTTCTTAAGCTTTCTCTGTCTCTTAATAAATCCAATTGCAGCCATTATATTCTAGCTCCTATTTGATTTGCTACTATTTTAATAGAAGTTGAATAAGTACACTTTTCCATATTTTCTAATGCTATTTTTGCTTGAGTTGAAGTAACCTTTTTATTATAGTCATTGTTCTCAAATTGATATGTATTTGTATAACAATTTGCAATTTTCATTAAAGCCTCTTTAACCCTCTTAAACTCACCAAATCCTCTTAAATCGGGTTTAAGTTTACCACTCCTATCCGACATAACAATATATTTTTCATAATCTGACCATTTTTGCATCTTCATCTTATTTTTCTCCATCATCATCTGTAAGTACAATTGCTGTTAAAATAAAAATACTAAACCACAGTAAATCAATTGTCTTTAGTACTGGAATAGATGGTCCAGACCACATACAAAATAATGCTGTTAAATTTAACATTACAAGTATAACACCGCGTAGTATTGATAAGTGTTTTATCATTTTATTACTCCTTTTTTAATTAAATCGCCTTGGAGTGTATCAATATATTGTTTACATTCTTTCAATCCAAGTTTTGTTCCATAAATTTCACTCATTTTATCTCTATAAATTTTTATTGCATTTATTTTTTGTCCATTTGCAAGACAATCTTCAACATCTTCTATCATTTCTTGTTCTTCAGTAAAAATACTAAAATCTTTACCATCTTTTTGAAGCTCTTCCCATTTTTTTCTTAACTTCCATATACTGTTTGCTTTTTTCATCACATCAGCCATATCAAAATGATCATTATACTCATATTCAGATTGTGTAGTTTTATACATTTCAAGAGAATCAATTAATTGACTACTAAAAATACTATTTANTCTGTTGTTGTTCATTTTATCTACATNAGGTTCTGTATCTTTACATANCTGTACCAACATATCCAACCTGTCAAGTATACCATCTCTATCCATTCTTTATAAGTTCCTTTTCATCTGACCCAAATTCTCTACGATATATAGTTTTACCACCATCAGGACTTTCATAAATATACTTTATATCTTTATTATCTACTATTTCTTCTGATAGTTTATTTTTCATTTCATTTTCTAACTCACATTCTAAATGATTCGTATTGCTTCCGATATAATCCCAATCTACATCATAAGTATTTTTACCGCAAATAGAACATACCCACTCCTTTTTTGAACAGTAATTTTTTGCTTCCGGAAAGACCGGTCTTTTTTGTTTTTCTAATTCTATTTCTGTATGTTGTCTATAAATGCCATTGGATTCTAGTGCATTGGTGATGCTGTTTGCAATTACCATTCTTGCTGCTTCTGAGCCTAAATTGACCTGATTTTTGGTCNTNTCTTTTAAGNCATTTAAGATTATCTGTTTCATAACTANATTCCTTTTATTTTTTATTATATCTGATCATTGTTTTTAATTTCTGCTCTAACTTCTTTATTCTTTTTTCCAAAGACATACCATGAATCCAATTCTGTGGT